CGCGATCACTGGCATCAGACATATCGATAGTCGCATATTTCTGATGTTTAGAAGAAGTCATTGCAAGTTTCTGGTTCACGCTTTGGTCAGTAAAGTTTATATGACCACGCGTTATCCAGTTACTCTCTAGAGTCTTAACGAGAACTCTAGATATGGCCTGTTGAGTGTATTGCATACACACAGGCTCAATAGCAATGGTCCGGGGTGATTTCAACGTCTTGGGAACTTGAACAACCCTTACGGGATGTTCATGTTCTTCTGAGATGAGCGTTAGATTCTGAAACTCCTTGCATCCATATGCATTCTCATTGGGAAATGCAAAGTGGAATAGAGGAAAGTACGGTTCCAGACGCTCATACCACAACTTATGAACATATTTCTGATTTCCCGAAATACGTTCTTCAGTTGCTCCAGGTCCATGCTTTGGAACGAAGTTACAAGTTGACATATTAATGTCAGCAAGTACAATGTCCCAAAGATGACGACAGAGATACTCAAAAGTACCTTTGTCCAACGGACTCGGTTGGTCGTCGAAATCTTGCTCAATCTGGATGAACGAAGATAAGGCTTTCCTAGCTCGTTTTTCCGAGCAGTTGAGCTTAATCTTCTTGAAACTATAAGCCATCTGGCGTATAGCTTCAATTGAGCTAATATCAGGTTCATCCAAAATCCCTCCTGTTTCTCGACTGAAAATGCGGGCGAAGAAACCTCGCAGAAATGCGGGGATCTTCCCATATTTCCGAAAACTACGGAAATGTGTTGGCCCAATCTGACCTTGGTCTAGACATCTGTCGAAGTCTTTACCGAGATCAGGTAAGGTTATCGTGAAAAACGATAAACCTTCATTTTCAGAGCGTGACTTCATTGTCATGAGGTCACGCACCTCGAGCTCGGCAGCGCACTTAGCTACTGCATCTTTATAGATGCTGGTAGCCAGCTCGTAAAGGTCGTTTACGTGGCTTTTCATGCTTCCCTCCTACTGGTGGGTAAGCGATCCAGCCATGTATTCCGCCTCCCTATCTAAATCTTGATAGGTCAAACCACATTTTCCGTGACCGAAATGGGATTAAAAGTAGGGGGTAGTTTCCTACCCCCCATGTGTTCTAGGTAGTCTAACAAGATCTCCTAGGAAGAATTCGTTTAAATCCTTCCTCGTCGATTTTGCCAGAATCAGACTTTTTCGTCTGAGAAAAAGCTACCGCAATCTGCGATATGACATCAAGGACTGATGGCATAATCGTAGTGAAGAACACAACCCATTTCATGGCACACCTCCGTTCGAGAGATTTTTGGTAGGCAGTCTTACGACTGCGTACCGAGAACCTTAAGAACGTTGGCA